GTTGTTTGTCCCCGTCCGGTATCGGTATTTCAACAAAGGAACCCGCCCCGGTAATCCGTTTGTCGCCGCACTTGGGGCAACGCATCAATAACCCGGCTTGGTCCAACCTGTAAAACCCTTGTTTGTCTTTCAAAAATCCACCGTCGCAATAATCGCCGTTTTCGGCGTTTGAAAAGTCGCACGATTGTTCGTAACCGGAATATATCGGGTACGCCCCGTACATATCCAAATGCCGCTTCGATATATGGAAAAACAAAAACCAATCCAACGCCTCCAATTCTTTTGTTAGCGGGGATTGTTTAACGTCCGGTTCTCGCAAATTCATTGGCTCGTTCCAAAAGAAACGGGCGGGGCAATAGCGCAAATCGTGTGGGTTATCAACCAATAATTTGCCTATGTTGCCGCCGTCGTCCTCTGCA